CGCCGACCGTGCGTTGCAGAAGCTCACCCAGGTTCAAATGCTCTACCCAGCAGATAGCGGGCAGCCCCAGAGCAACACCTTTTCGCAAACTATGGTCTGTCTTAGCACAAGAATTGCTCAAGTCAACCCCATCAATGAGGTGCCCTATGAAAAGTGCTACGAGGCTGCAATGCCCATCATTGACGCATTCTTGGCTGGGAAGAAGGTCCACAATCTTCGCGAGGTCGACATTGACGCTCTCACAGCCGCCATGGCCAATTCCTTAACGCGCGCGGAAGACTACAGCAACACAGAAGCCGTAGCATCCAGTACAAGAGAATATTCCGGATTCCTAGAGGCGGTTGGGAGGAGGGATATGAAAGTCCGGGAAGCTGAGGTCAGTGATCCCATCGGCACAATTCTTGTCCCAAAGAACTTCAACTGCTCGCCGACAAGGACTCAGAGGAAGACACTAGCACACAACTTGAATCCCAAGCGCGCCTACGTAGTACTTAAAGACGTGCCCAGTGATTTGGCCCCATCCGCAGTGCAGTTCGGCAATTGGTATTTGCTACCTCTCACCCCACGAACGGCTGTGTTACCTTACTTGGAGCAGAGCGACCTCAGCGAGCACAGTGTGACGCAACTGAAGAAGAAACTCGCCGATGAGGACGCCATCATGGACTCTATGTACAATTGGACTACGGCCAACACAACAGTCAAAGTGCAGGAGAAGATCAAGATTCAGGAAGGTTTCAGCCAACTGCTGAAAGGGGGGCAGCCCGTGTTTTCGGGTCAAGTAGGCATGGCAGTCATGTATAGCGAGAGGTTCTTTTTGACGCGTGTTGTTGAATGGCTAGCAGCGGATGCGCTAGAGCAGATGGGCATTTTCATGGGCGCCCGAGGAGGCTCGACAACTAAGCAACAACTCAACTTAGCTCAAGGATATGCTAATAGGAGGGGAGAATTCCTCAAGTATCTCATGAGTGACATCACCGCCCAGGACAGTGACATCAACAACCTCACCGATGCCCTCACCGATGCATTGTTATTCCGGTTGAGTGGCAGCCAGAAGTTTGTGGACAGCTACAGGCAGATCTGGCGGAGGTGCCAAAGTAAGATTATCAAAGCCTATGCTGTGGGCATTCGCGCCATCTCCAGGTCGCAGCTTCACTCAGGCGAAGATCACACACTGCTGCGCAATACCCTCGAGTCCATGGTAATTGTGATCTTCTTGGTGACAATTGATTTTAAGAGGACGCAGGGCGGGGAAGGGCTCATGGCTGACCTGTTGAGCGGCAAATTTCCTTTGAACAGCCCCCAGCGTATTGCCATACTGATGCTCGCCGCGATTTGCACAGGCGACGACACGCTGATTTGGCTTGGCGATGAGATTATGTCCTCTGAGTACATCATGCAATACTGCAGCAGTTGGAGGAAATTAAAGATTGAGCAGAACCACAAAGTGGGAAATTTCTGCCACTGGAATGTGATTCAAGGCGCCCAGCCCTCACTCAGTCCCATTAGATACCTTCACAAGTTCATCAACAAAGCCTTCCCCGTGGCCAGGCTTGAGGTTACAGCAGGCATGGTCGCCGCTTACCAGAAGTCAATTGCAATGGTATGTGATGAGATCGCCATTGACACATATCATGCCTGTCTTGCCGACTCCGTTGCTTTCGGGATGACTCAACAGGACGCTCAACTCTACTACAGCGTCCTCATCGGCTTATCACAAGCCAATGCAACCACGGTGGCCCGCTCATTGGGCCGCTATGAGGTCTATAACAGACCATTTTGAGATTCCACGCTTTAGGCGTGGGTCTCTTCGACGGTGTTCAACTATTGGT